TATTCCTGCCAGCTCCACAAATGACGAGACCCGATTCGGAAAGCGTCTACGGATGGACGTCTGGTGGCAATCCGCAAGCCGCGAACAACATCCCGATGTACGTCATATACGGCAAGGTGCGGATCAAGCCTGTGCAACTCGAACGCATCGTGCTGACGACGGGCAACACGCAACGGATCGATGTGGTGTATGGTGTCGCCGGGCATCGGATTGACACGGTCCACGAGGTAGAACTAAACGGAACAGACGCGGATACCATCGCCAACGTTGAAGTCACGACGCGAGAGGGCATCGTCGCGCAAACCACGATCCCCGGTTTCGACAGCACGTACGTGGACCATCCGAATGGTCTCGTTCTCTTGTGTAATCTGACCACCGGGTCTCCGCTGTTCTGCACTGAATACACCGTGAACATCCTTGATTCAGATATCACTGGCCTGAAGGTGGATTTTGTGTGTCCCGATGGGCTGTACGCGATTGCAGGTTCTGGCCTGATGCAACCGAACGCAGTCGCGTTCAACATGAAGTACAAGGAGACCAGTTCAGGAACGTGGGTAAATTTCCCGAATCCAGACGGTGCAGCTGGATACTTCAGGATAGAAGAAACGACCACGCGAACGGTCCGCCGTTCTTACGTTGTGTACGATCTTCCCGTCGGCACGTACGATGTGAAAATCCAAAAGGCATCACTGGAAAGCAGTAGCCCGGACACGTCCGATAAATTGACACTGGAGAATATCTCCAGCATCACGACCGACGGTCTACGTTACCCGGGTCAGGCATTGATCGCCGTTCAGGGTGTCGCCACCGAATCACTGTCCGGCGTGTTGACGACGTCCGCCGTTGTTGAACGAACAACCGTCGATGTGTACGACGCTGTCGGCACGGCGTGGACCACGGAGAACGCGAACAATCCAGCGTGGGCGTGTTATGACCTACTCGTCAACGGATGCACTGACCATCCAGCACTCGACACGGTAGGGAACCCGACGACCGCCGACGGTTCACGGTATGGATGTGCAATCGATCCCGACAACATCGATTACGCGGCGTTTCTCGCATGGGCGACGGAATGCGACACTCAGTCGTTTACGGTGAACCTCGCGGTTGATCAGTTCACCACGGCGGCGGAAACGCTGGCGACTATCGCGCAACTCGGCGCGGGTGTCGTGGTCACCGTGGGAAGCATGTTCACCTGTTCGTATGACTCGGCGACGGAACCGACGTACATGTTCACACCGGGGAATATGCTGATCGATAGCTACTCGGCGACGTGGTCCGGGCCTACCGTCAACATGATCGAAACGACGTTCCTTGACGCGACTCGCGACTATGCACAGACCACCCTCGCGGTACGGTCCGACGACTTCGACACAGGCGACGGACTGCACCCGGTACACCTTCGGCTTGATGGATGCACCGACGAGGCGATGGCTTGGAAGATTGCCGGACGCTACATGCGGTCGAAGGAACTCCAGAAACAGACCATTCAGTTCTCCGCACCGCTGGACGCAATGCCGGTGGTGATCGGGGACGTGGTATACGTGCAACACGACTGGCCGTCGTGGACCACTTCTACTGCAGCAGGTCCGAACATCGGCGGGCGCATCCTCAGTATCAATGGACTGGAAATCACGCTGGATAAGGAATTCACCGTTGACTCTGGCGAGACGTTCACACTCGTGTATCGTGCCGCCGCTGATGATACCGTTGTGTTCCGCACGCTCGAACCTGTGTTCACGGAGACCACATCGGATACGGTTATCCTCGCCGCTGGTGGTACCGGCACAGATCCGTCGGTGCTGGATTACTACGCGATAGGCAACACGGGTTCCACGGTCAAGAAGTTCAGGATAACCGACGTACAGCCATCCGAAGATCAATTATACACCCTCTCTGCAATCGAATACGACGCGGCGGTTTATGACCCCGCCGTCACGCCGACGCTGTCGTTATCTGGTATCCCGATCCTCAACACGGCGTCGAACGTTCGTGCACTGGAGAAGACGTCGAAACGCAACACCGGCGAATACTATTCCACGGTGGACATCGACTGGACCGCCAGTTCTGACGCTGTATGGAGTCAGTGGCGCGTGTTCTCTCGTGATGTGACGTCGCAAGAACCGCGATGGATTGGTGACTATGCCGCCGGGACTACCTACGCAATCGGTGACGCTGTGCTGTACGGAGCAGACGCGTTCATATCAAAGCTCGACGGCAACATCGGCAATACTCCGGTGACCGGTGCAAACTGGGATCAGTACCGGGACGGCCTGACGTGGGCGGGTGTCTGGAGTGTAGGGACCACCTACGCAATCGGAGACAGCGTTGTCTACGTGGACGTGTCGGAAGGGGTGTACGCCGCCGTCACCGCCAAGGCGTCAAGCACAGGAGAACAGCCTTACACAGACTTTGGAGAATTGAACGGCTCGTATTGGGAACTATTGACGGGCGCACCGTGGGTATTCGAAGTAGACGCCAGAACGCGGAACGTCGTCGTCAATATCGATTACATCGACGGACATATCTATCAATTCGCGGTGTGCGCCGTGTCGCCAACGGGCGAACAGGAATCACCGGATACCGCACCGTTCGCAACCGTGCGGATCATCGGACGCCTCGTCCCGAGTGATGTCGATTTCAACGTGTCGGCGTGCACATTCCTGGAGGTGGTCCGCCTTTCTTGGACAGCCGCACCGCAACGCGACGTCACCGCATACGAGGTCCGCGACGAGGACGCGAATTTCGGCACGGACGACGAGCACCGAATGCACTACAACACCGGCCAGGTTCTTCAGGCTGTGTTCCCGTGGACAACCAGCGTCAACCCGACGTGGTATATTCGCGCCCGCAACTCCGCGGGGAACTTCTCGTCCGGTTCCGACAGCGTGCAAACGATAAACGCCGTGCCAACCTTACCGGATTCGCCAATCCTCACGGCTCCGGGTATCGCGATCATCCAGGCGAATTGGGATCCGCTGGAGGGTGATCCCACCGATATCGACGTGAAGGAATGGAAAGTCTACATCGACGCCGTGGACGGCTCGACGCTCGTGGCAACGTTGCCGGTCGGAACGCTGGTGTATCCATACATCGGAGAAACATCCACAACATACTACGTTCGGATATCAGCCGTGGATATCGTGGATCAGGAGGGCGCGAAATCCAGCGTCGTGTCGAAGCTGACCGGCAATGTCACAGGCAACGACATAGAAGACCACTCCGTCGAACCGGTCAAGCTGGTACTACCTGCTCCTGAAGTCACAGACGGTATATGGTATAGTGACACAGGCACAGGCGAAGTGACGTGGGAAGATGTGGAGATCGAATTCGACGGCGTGTCGTACACGATCCTCGACGGCGCGGTGTTGTCACTGACTAATCACGGCTTTGAAACCGGCGACTTGACCGGATGGGGTCCGACATTCACCGGTTACCCGGCTACATACGAAGCATCACAAGCACAGGCATACTCGGGACTGTGGAGTTATCACCACGTTGATACTCTCGACGGTCCAGGCATACAGCAGACGGTAGTCCTAGAGGACGGCGATACTTACACGCTGTCGTGTTGGGTATACCCTGTTTCTGGAGTGGCGGATTTGTTCCTGCACGGTGGTGGCGGATTCTCTGCGATGAAAGTCTCATCTGTCGGCACTGGAGCGTGGGAACGGTTGACACTCACGATGGCACTTGACGGAGGCACAGGCTTACCGATAGATGGATACATCCAGCTTCGTGGCATCACAGAAGCGTATTTCGACGGCGTGACATTGCACCACGACGTGGCATCCGGCGGTACTCAAGACGCTACAGCGAACAGATATATCACATGGACCGCTGGCGATACGGTGCTGATCGACTATGCCACCGCGCCTGACCTGCTTGACCGCGAATACTTCATCGGTGTCAACGACGGCGGACAATTAACGGCGTTCGCTTCGCCGTCTCGCTTGCCCACTGGCACCGTGGCAACGCTGCATATCGACGCGTTGGCTATCACAGACGCGAAGGTGGCGACCGGACAGGACGCGTCGAAAATCAACATCGGAACGCTGTCAGAGATAACAGTTGAGACGAGTGCTACGGGTTCGGGCTTACAGCGTGTGGTGATAGATCAGTCAACAGCAAACATGACTTTCTATGACTCAACAGGGACCGCCGTCGTGGTTATCGATGATGATGTTCTTCCAACCCCAGTTATCTCAAGCAACGCAGGGGGAGTAGCAACCGAAGACGGCATTATCGTTGCAGGAACTAGCGATAATACTGGATATGTAGCTCTTACGCCTCGCATGATCGAAGGGTATACTGGTCAAAACCCAACTGGATTCTATAGTCTCTGTGACTTGGTATGGGATATCGTTGGTGTAGCAGGCACAGATAAGATATTCAGGATAAGGCGATACTCAACAACTATTACAACACAAATGAGTATCAGCGCGCAGGGCGACATTGATACGAACGGTGACCTAAACGTAGAAGGTGACACCACACTCGACGACCTGACTGTCGGCGGCGACCTGACCATCACGGGTTCCCACCTGATGCAGAGTAAGGCTGTGGTGGCTACCTACACGGCGTTGACTACAGATAACGTCATACTGTGCACAGGGACGTTCACGGTCACGCTGTACGCTGTCAGTGGCAACTCAGGCCGCAACATGCGGATCAAAAACGTCGGGACCGGTGTGGTAACGGTCACGGGAGACTCAGCACCCGAGACAATCGACGACGAGGTCACACAGGAGCTTTACGAAAACGACAGTATGGCAATTGTCACAAACGGAACAACTTGGAGCATCATCTAAGGGGACAGGCATGAGCGTATTCTCAAGATTGCTTTTGTGGGATGGAACACACACGGCTGGTGTGGATGCGATCACACACTCTCTCCAGGTAATCGACGTGCCCCACCACGAGATTCACGAAGGCGAGTCGTTTCACGCCGACCGGTACGACGACACCGTGGCGAACGCGGCATCGGTCAGCATGATCTTGGAAGCACCGGCAGGTTTCGACCTCCACATGACATGGAGCGCGGAAATCTTCAGTACGTCGAATACCCCGACAGTGTGCAAGTCACAACTATTGATCCTGTCGGGTTACACACACGGTACCGCGCTCACTGAAGAGAATCGGCGCATCGACTTCGGCGCGGGTAATGCCATAGCGAGTTACGACGGGACACTCACGACACTCGGTAGAACGCTTGAGGAATCCATGATCCAGCCCGGCGGCAGGAAAGTCGGCGGTGGTTCACTTGCTCAGTCACGGCCAGAATGGATAGTGCCTGCCGAGACCGCTGTAGTCGTGAGAACTTTCAACTCATCTGGTGCAACCGCCGCTGTACAGATCGACATGGATTGGTACGAGGAGGCGGTATAATGAGCTTGATTATCAGGATACTCGCGGCGTTAGTCATTGCCGGGGGATTCTCCGCAAAGATTCCGTCATGCGAATGGATGAACCCAGACAACGGGACAGGACACTGGATCACGAACACCAGTGAATAACACCAAGGGGAAAACATGGACAAGCGATGCGTACTGGATCTCGTGAGGCTCGAATCATGGAGAGGGGCCACGATCGGATCTCTCAGTGTGGACGGATCCGTTCTGTGCAACACGCTGGAATTGCCGTGGGAGGAGAACGAGAGGAACATTTCCTGCATTCCCGCCGGGCAATACCGGTGCATAATGCAGAAATGCGGATCAGGGATCACCAACGGAAAAAGGGGAACCTGGTGCCTCGAAGGCGTTCCTGGTCGCGACGGTGTCCTTATCCACATCGGGAACACCGTCAAGGATTCTCAGGGGTGCATCCTCGTCGGTACCGCCGTCGGTGAACTGGACGGGAAACGGGCAGTGTTGAGTAGTCGTGTCGCGTTCGAGGCGTTGCACGCGGCGACGGAGGGGGCCGACGAATGCGTAATCAGGATCGCAGACAGGTGAAACAGGAAACGCTCGGGCGCGTCATCGGGAAAGTTGTCCTTGTCGCGTTCTTCACGTCGCTCATGTCGGTAGGAACAACCGCCGGGTTCATGATATTGCAGGTGATCCCGACGCTGGAGGTTCAGATCAAGGACATGGGGCGGCGCATCGATGTACGCGCGGTGAAGTTTGACGAACTCAGCAGGGCCGTGAACGGCGGCGAGGTTCGTCCGGGGCTGAAGTCCGAGGTGGCGACACTGCAAGAGTGTACGCGAGGGCTGAAGCGGGACGTGGCGAAGTTGCAGGGAGATCGGTAACCTAAAATAAGAGGGGCCACTATTTCAAGTTGGCCCCTCTCTGCTTCTCTCGTTCGCGTTTTGATCCACGACCGGTAACCATTATTACGTCAACCCAAGATCGTACTGCTGTTCGGGTGCCTCATCTATCCGCTTGCGTGCCATCTCGCAATATTCTGGGTTCAACTCTATGCCTATGTATCGCCTTCCGTGTGCCTTTGCTACCACCCCTACGGTACCAGACCCGTTGAACGGATCGAGGACGGTGCACGGTTGCGCGAACGGGTTGCCGCATTCACACGTAGGTTCCCACCCGGTTGTGGTTGACGTAACACACGGGCCGCGTCGCACGTCAAGCGTTCCGCCACCACCCTGCAAGTCTTCGCCGTTCTTGCCACTCGGTAGATTGCCAGCCTTGCCACTGCCAGACTCGAACGTCCGTGTTTTCTCGGTTACACGCGAGAACGGTGCGCCACACTTCACGCAACACCCTTTCTCTGACGATCCAGCAAGCAGGCACGGCTCCACCAGCTTCGTCGGGAACGTGGCGAAGTGTGCCTCTGCGTATGGTTGTGTGGCGATGTTCCAGACGGTGCGCTTGTTGCGACCATTTGCGTTTACGGATCGCTTGCCGTCCCATGCGTCTTTATTGTGTGCTCCTTTGTGGTACTCGTCTGGTGTGGCATTTTTTGAACGATCAGCACCCCACAGCCCACCTTTCCCATCCGATGCCATCTGTTCCCGTATCGCATCTGCGTCGTAGAAATACCTGTCACGTTTCGTCAGTAGGAACATGTATTCGTGCGACTTCGTTGGTCGGTCGATCACACTCTCAGGCATGGGGTTAGGCTTCGCCCAGATCACGTCGGAACGCAACCACCACCCGTCGGCCTGCAACGCGAACGCCACACGCCACGGGATACCCACGAGGTCTTTGTGCTTGATCGTATTCCCTGTGTGCTTCTGTGTGCCAGTTGCCTTGTAAGACATTCCACCTGCACGACCATCCGCTCTATGATCCCCGTCGTTTCTACCTGCTGCGGGGTTCCCGTAACTATCACCCAGGTTCAACCAACACACGCCGTCGTCACGCAACACCCGGCGAACCTCGCGGAACACGCCAACCATGCGGGTGACATATTCGTCAGGCGTTGACTCCAACCCGATCTGACCGTCTTCACCGTAGTCACGCAACCCCCAATACGGCGGGCTGGTGATGACACAGTGCACCGACTCGTCAGGTATCTGTGAGAGTCCGTCGAGAACGTCCGCGTTGATGATTGTGGTCATGCTGTCCACTTGAACCTCCATGTGTTAGGACCGATAAGGTACGGTATGTACAATGGGTTACGGGTCGTCCGTCGCCGTCTTCGTATGGAACTCGCCGAGCAGTTCGGCGGACTGAAGTCTGAACGGCTCCAGGTAAGCGACCGTCGCCTTCAGCAGGGCAACGAAGTCGAGTTCGGGCGCGTCAACGTCGAGAGCATTATTGTCGTGGATGACGTAAATGCCGATATCTGCGACTCTCTGAGAGTCGGTGTTGGTGACTACGCGTTGGATGAACAGATTTATGGCTACTCGTAGGCCAACAAAGCCATTATCGCGGGTTTGTGCAAGAGTCCACACAGGGTCAGGTATCGCCATAATGTAGTTCTTGAACGCCTTGTGATCAGAAGTAAACCAGCCCATGCCATTCCCCTATCTCGTCAATTCGATGTGATGATCCAAGTCAACAAAATCACGGCACTGACGCCGCAACACAACAGACCGAACCTCGTTCTCCAGTCCATGACTACCCCCGTGATGTGATCCTGGCAGAGATATAGCCGGAATCATCGTGGATCGATGCGCGATGTTTCCCGCCAACTTTCTTGAAACTGAGGCTGTGGTACCCGAGGAACCCGCGAGAACTGATGCGAATGCACCCGTGGCTGTCGAGTCGGTATCCTCGTTGGTGGACGCCGAACTCGCTGAACTGGACGGCAACCGTTCCGGTGGTGGCGTCATACAGCAACACCAGCGACCCCGACGCGTTACACCCTGATAGCTTCACCGCCGACGTGTTGATGCGTATCTCCGTCTTGGATATCGCGATCGTGGGCGGCGGTGTGTTCGGTTGGAACTCTATCATGTTGGAATCGTGACTCATTGCGCGCCTCGTAAAAAGCCCGCCAGCGTCCGGCGGGCGTCGTGTGTTACTCGTGGATCGGGATATCCTTGATCTGCAGAACGATGTTCATGATCTTCCCGGTGTCTAGCGAACCAAGGGCACACTTGAACTTTTCGTGGACCATGGCTTCAACGTCAACAGACGAGATTTTGCGGGCCTTCGCCTCGGTTTCGAGCGTGTCTAGTGCGGCGTTTCGCTTGGAGTCGTCGCCGGGTTTCTGTGCTGGTTCGCGATTCTGAGGCTGTCCGCCGTCAGGGTTCGTGCTTCCTGGACGGTTGCGGTTCGGCGGTGGTTCGTTGTCGTGGTTCGTTCGCTCCACGTCCTCGCCGCCGCCGTTGATGTTGAACGTCTGGCAGACGCTCACCTTGAACGCCGACGTGTGGCCCTTGTTGCTCTGCTTGTCGCCAGTGTCGGCACCTTGCCCCATGCATATCGTATAGACGTACGAACCGTCGGTGGTGGAAATGTAACGGTGCTCGACGACTATCTCGGTAATCACCATCGATCCAGAAGGGCTTGGATAGTGTGTAGTGAATTCAGGGTGCAGTATCGGCTGGATGAAGATTCCAGCAGTCTTGAGCGGTTCGTGGATCGCCTCCTGGATGTCGTCGATGGAGCGGTACTTGAAACGAGGACCGGATTCGGTCTCCGTTTTCTTACCGAGTGCCTTGATGAGATTGAACGCGACGCCCATTTTCTGGTGTATGTCGCCTTCGGTGCCGTGTCGTGGAGTCGTTGTGAGATCCGGTGGGTTAGCGTTGTCCATGTTCGCCTCGGTGGTTGATGGTGTGTGGCCTGTCCTGACGCCCGCACCTGGCCAAGGGTGCGGAAGCTGGGACAGGTTACCAGCAATGCGTCTCTCCGTTGTGGTCCGCTTCATAGCGTGCACTGGCCAGATTGCCCATGTATCCTTTGATATTACGCGGTGTTGTGGAGACGCCATATGTGAAGTGCGGGTAGTATGGGAACATGCGACGCAATGAGCGTGGAAGACCGTCCGAAATCCATGCGGGGGAAGTATCGCCGAGGGTGTGGGTGTTCGTTGCTTCAATAGCTTCCGGGGTAGGACGTGCGAAGCGTCGGATGTTGAATCGGGGGAAGATACCCTGACGTGCGAATAGGACCAGTTCACGTTCCGTAATGGGGTACGAATCATCACACATGCCACTGAGAGGGTATGGTAATTCTCTACGCCGTGATATGGTGCGTGCAAGTTCGTGTTCAATCTTCATACCGCATAGTTCGCTGTATGCGTTGCTTGCGCCGATGCCGTCTATACGGATGTATGCCGTGTAGATTTTGCGGATCGTCGTCATGCTCGTCATCTTCTCGTCCTCGGTTGGTGTCGTTGCTCCGTCGTTCGTTACCTAGAATATAGAGGCGGGTATACATCACGTCAACACCAATACGCAAGAAACAGAGAAAGTATTCCATAAATACGAAAGCGTGCGCCAGACTCAACCGGCGCACGCGTGATGTGGTCTCGTTGTGTCAGGATTCCAGAATCGTGACCGGCAGCGGTCCGTCGGGACCGAAGCCTGGCTTGTATTCGGCGGCGTTCGTGCCTCTGATCGTGTACGTGCGCGTGTGTGTGATCAGTTCCTCCAGCTCCGGCGCAAGGGCGCGGTCCTTGTCGAGCATTCCCTTGACGTACTTCTGAAGTGCCGACCGGTTGACGGTTGTCGCGATCTCGCCGTCGATGCCCATGTCGCGTAGTTGTTCAATGACGCGGAGTGGGTCGATCAGAGATTCGTCGTATCCGTCCTTCAAACCAGCCTTACGCACCCATTCGAGCAGTCTGTCGGCGTTCTCGGGATCGAAAGCGACGGATGTCTCGCACCGCACTTTCATGTTCATCTCGACCCGCTCGTCGGAATCACATCCGGTTTCGAGATAGTATTCGACGACTTCGTGCTCTATCCCTCGTCGTCGCTTCTTGAGGGTGTCGATCTCCGTGAGCCTGACAGCGACAGCGCGGTCGATCGCTGCTATCTCGTCGGACTTATTTTCCTTGTCCGCTATGTATTCCTCGGTGTAAGGCAGAGTGTAGTCGATGCTGGGGGCCTTATCTGCTTCTGACATGCGTTCCTCCGTTCGGATGATGGTCAGTGGCGACGAATTGCCGCCACGCTCTCGGTCTCACTGTACGATGAAGTGCGGGACTGATTCAACGGTCCATGCCTTGCACATCGATGGATGCGCACCTGACGGGAAAGTCACCCCGGTACCGAGCATACACGATTGCAGTAATTCGACCGTGACGGTACAGTCGAGTGCATTCCCATAGCACTGATCAGGGTCCGCGATCACAACGCCGTGATTCCACAGTCGCCCGTGTTCCTGGATGACTCTGAGCGCATCGTGTGCGAATTCCCACGGTGTGCGCCCGGTGACGCCACCCTCGCGATCTCCGCCAATGGACAGGGTCATCTCGTCGCCGTACGTGGTGTGTATGTCGAGCGATTCATGCTCGGGATACACCGTGGAGAAATCGCCGTCGTTGTCCTGTTCCCCGTCCGCCTCCTTGTTTGCGATCGTAATATCGGCGTCAAGGACGTGAATCCACGGTGTCGCCTTGTATACCTTGATTGCTTGAATTGCGATGGAAAGGTCGCCGGTAAAGCTCCCACGGATGATAGTTCCAGCGTCGTTGGTTACGAGATCTTCGCCAAGGTCGGTAAACCCATCTGGCACGATCCATCGCTCTGTGGTATACGCCACACCGTTTATCTCTGTCCTGCCGACCATCCGAGGAAATATCCGCATGGTAACGCGGACAGATCCGGGAATTGTCGCGACGTAAACAGGACGCCCGTCGGCCTGTCGTGTGGTGGTGATGTCAACGGTTCCGATTGTCGCGTCAGGTGGGTTCTCACGTTGACCCTCAGCGAATGGCGCGATCGCGTCCAGGTATCCGCCGATCAGCGTAGTTTCTTCGTATCGTGGCATGCCGTCTCCGTTCGTGTGGGTTCGTCGGTCTCTCGTCGGTCAGTGGTGTATATAGTACGTGCCGGTGTATACCATGTCAACACTACGCCGTGAAATGATTCCGATAATATTCCATAGTGATACACACGGGGCGGTATTGACATGATGTATACCAGTCCATACATTCTATACAGCAGATAAAGAAATACCAACACGAACGAGAAAGGAACACAAGATGAACTGGCATAGTCGATACGACCCTGAAACACGAGGGACGATCTACACGCTCACGTTGACACTACCAGGGACTGAGCCGATGAAAGAAGGCGAACGGGACGGCGCGTGCGGTGGGGAGTATGATTGCGAGCTAGAGCCGGATACCGGTTCCTCCGTTGTGTTGATTGTCGAAAAGCTGTGCGTGGCCGAACGCCGGGCATTGTTTACCGTGAGGCTACAGAACGAAAAGGATTCGCAATTCGACGGGATGGATATATGGGCATTCCGTATGTTCCTCGCTGGATGGTATCTCGCGGTTGCGATGAAATCCGAGGTTCCGTCTACTAAAGAACTGGACGTGTGGTTTAATGAATCCCGCGTGCTGGTTTTCGACGAATTCGGCAATATGGCAGACAAGACTCCATATCGTGGCGATTATCTGATCGTGTCCTCGTCCGGCGGCGCACTCGCGGAAGGATACCCGGAGATCAGATGGGAGATCAGCGAAGCCCTCTGCGTTGACGACGATGAAGCAAAGCACCTGATGGACAATCCAGGGTACGGAGTGCCCACATCTGACTCTACGCGAATGAAGAACGGCGCGTGGATCAACTACTGGAGGATCCGCGCGACCGAGGCGCAGCTTGTGAACATGCAGGAACGAGACCCGAAGTGGACGCGGTGGCTCGTTGTCGATGCTGACTGGAAAGGATCAGACCATGAATGGTGACAGAACGGTACACAAATCCACGTCAGCAACGGCGAGGCAGTGGATGAAGCGCGGCGACCACGACCACCCGAAATCGCTTGATGAACTGGTTGGCATCCACTGCACCGATCACGACGATATGATAGAACTCGCTGAGAAACGAGGCGTCGATCCTTCGCTGTGCGCTTACGTGTTCCTGACATGGAGAGACGCCGGATTCGGGTGGTATCTCATCGCTCCCGGTGACTGGCTCATTTGTCGCGGCGTGGGATGGGGTGGAACGCCCTACATCCGGCAGGTTCTCACGGACGCCGAGTTCCGCAAGGAGTGGAGCGAGACGCCGCTGGTGGACGGTGCCCTGTTCGCGAAGATGGCGGCGTTCTGTGCATGGGCCAGCGACCACGGAGTGATCGAAACGGCGATGGATGACCACATTGGTAGTTACCTGGAAACAAACACAGATGAGGAATACCAGGATATCCTGAACGGTATTGAAAAAGAAATAAGCAATATGCCAACATTGCCAGAACTCGTCGAAGAGAAGTGTCCGAGGTGCAAAACAAGCACGCGCCGTCTGTTTCTGAAACCTGCTGATATTGACAAGCTCTCGTGGATGGATTGCGAGTTGCCGCCGTCGCCGGATTCGCGTCCGGTGTGCGAGGATTGCCGTAGTCGGATCATTGATGAGGTCCGCAAGACGTTGAAATATGGGGGTAAGTCGAGATGAGCGGTGAATACGAAGGACTCGTGAAGGTGATTCAGGACTACGCGGACACCATCGGGCACGATGCGTACGCGGTACTAGCCAAGGACTTCATGCGGATACACACAGAGCACACGGGCCGCGAGACTAAGACTACGCTCGTCGAGATACTAAAACTCCGCACGCGCGCCGTAGAGAAATACGGAGCGTTCGCCAGCCCACACGAGGCGTACGGTGTGCTTGCCGAGGAAGTCGCGGAACTCCTGGACGAGATCCGCAAGAACGACAGAGCAGGGACGCGCCGCGAGGCGTTGGATGTCGCCGCCGTTGCGTTAAGGTTGGCCGAGGAATTGGAATAGTCCAGCGATCACGCCTCGCCACGCTTGACCTATGTATACACGAGATGTATACTAATATCACGCACAACAACAAGGAGGCGACGATATGGCACTCAGGTCGAAACAGGTAAAGATGGACGAGCATACGCGTTCCGTCTTGCAGGTTCTCGCGAAACGTATGCCGATCCCGAACGAGTCGGAGTTAATCAGGGACATGATCCACGCTCAGGCGAAGCGGGAGGGCGTAACGCGCATCGAAACAGAACTGCACGCTTCCGGGCGGTGAAACGAAGAAGCCCGCCGAGGTGCCGAGAAACACCAGGCGGGCCAGAACTGGAGTGCATGTTCCGTGAATGATACACCCATACCAGAAATAAGTCAACCACGCGCGTTCGTATACAGCAAGGCACCCGATATGATATTCGGTACTCCAGAATACGATAACCTCTCGGAGACTGGCGGGTTCGTGTATCTATACTTGATTTACAGACTTGACAAAAACAGCCTCGCGGATCCTCCGATTATGGAGATAGCACGGGACACAAAGAAGTCGGTCCGCGAAGTGAAGCGTGGCATCCAGGAGCTAACCGCGTCCGGGTTGATTGACGTGCAAAAGAACGGTCGGAGGAATGTCTACACCGTTATGTTCCCAGATGAGACCACGAAGCAAATAGGTGCCACACTGGCCTCTATTGCAAACACAACAGAGGCCACACCGGCACCTATTACACAAACAGGTGCCACACAGTCCTCAGTTGATATTACAACAGAGGCCACACCGGCACCTATCGCGGAAATAGGTGCCACACAGTCACCTATTAATCCCGAACAGGTGCCACACCGGCACCTATCAGGACAGCAGGAGCTAGGACTAGGATTAGAACTAGAGCAAGGAGAGGAAGAGGACCGTAGCTCAGAGCACGGCCCATACGACGACGACATGTCAAGTAATCGATACCGGACGTTTGGAGAGGACACGCCCGAGGAGTCACTGTCGAAACTGGTGTTGACCGAAGGCATGCAGAAGTTTTGCCGCAAGCACTTCGGCGAGTCTTCCGCCGCCGTCGAAAACTACTGGATTCAGTGCATGTTGTACGAGGCGAACGTTGACTCACGGTACAGGCCGTACAAAGAGACCGGCGTGATGATCTCGCGAATTATGCGTGCCTGGTTCAGGAAGGGCCACACGCCAGAGCGGTGCGTCGAGGTTATCCAGATCCACGTCGAGCGCATGAATGATCCGGCGAAACGTCTCACGAAAAACCTCTCGTTCGTGGATGATTTTTTCAAGGGCGAGAAGCGACGCGCGAAGAACTCGAAAGGCATAGCGACCGAACCACAACAGCAGGGCGAATACGCAACCGAAGCAGAGAAGTACGGCGGATCAGGCGGAACTGTTTCAACAGGCGGGTTCAGATGATGACAAAGAGACGCGGAAAGACTACCAACACCGAGGAGTTATTCGGGAATACTGAGAGTATCCTGGATGCGATCAAGAACCACGTCGGCGGACCGCTGGATATCATCGATCGCGAGGAGAACCCGGAGGAGTATGAGAGACACCGGAACGCTCCGTCGGAATCGGATCAGACGTGGGTGAAGAGTTACCCGGAACGGGCGATGGTGGCCAGGTTGAAAAACGGGCGCGTGCCGGACGACTATCTGCACTCCAGACTTTCTAAGATGGTGTATCCTCCGGGGCCGAAATATATGATCCTCCGCCAGTGCCACGAAACACTCATGAGATACGCGAAAAATCGCGAGTGGGAAAAACGCTGGTTGATCCTGCTCGGCGGAACAGGTACCGGTAAAACGAAAAGTGCCGTCGGGATCCTTCGTGCGTTTCTGCACTATGCGAACCCGAAGAATCGCGCACTGTTCGTGCCGGTGCGGACCTACCTCGACAACTGCAACAAGTGGAGCAACCACGCCACAACAGCACCGCGGGGATTCGACGAGATATCGAACGCGTCCGCCGTCCTCCTGGATGATCTCGGCGCGGAATCTGTAGACGAGAAGAACCGGTCACACATCGCTGAGGTTGTCAACGTGTGCTCTGCGTATCGTCGTCCGCTGATCATCACCAGTAACGCAAGTATCGGGCATTTTCTCGGCGATGAATCGGAGGGATGGCTGGACGCCCGCACACGGTCCAGGTTACGCGAGGCGTCGTTGATCCTGACGCTCGACGGACCAGACTACCGAACACAAGAAACGGAGGAATCAACGTGATCAGATTCGAGAGAATCGCACGCATGGAGGCGAACAACGCGCGGATGTATCTGTATATCGAAAAACACATGAATCAACACGGGTATTTTCCATCTGTCGAGAAGATGGTCGCCGGTCTGGACCTGAGCGCGAGATCTGTTCGCCGAACTCTGAAGGCGATGCACGACGCCGGGTTGATAGTGCGAGATCTTCGCGGGAACTTTACCAGCCTTCATGAGTTGAAAGTCTGAGAGACCACACGAACAGAGGAACGCATGTCAGAACACGCCGAGGAATACACCGTCACCGACACCGTTATCACAATACGGCGCAGGGTGGCGACAATCTACGGGAACGACCTACCGATCACCAGCGCGTCAGTAGAACGATGCGCCTCCCATCCTGATCTCGTCACCGGACCGGGTCCGCGTCCGCTGCGTATCTCGCTTTGTTTCAAGAATGGCACCGTTATACCTGCAAATGTTCGCGCGATAACATGGTCTGATCCGTCGTCAGTGGCGGAAGGATTCGGGCACATGGAGTTCTGTTTGCGGATGGCGTCGCACCGTGTCCGCATTGAGATAGACGAGAGCAAGGGCGAGCACTACGATATCGCGTCGCACGATGGCGAGTCAGTGATTGATAGCCTAATGATCGATTACCGATTCCGCCTGTCCGGGACGTATTGGGACTAAACGACAAGCGCGTGAGCGTGCGGGACACGGCTACCGATCAACGGCTGTGGATACACCGACGCGGAAACATTCACGGAAAGGACCAGACCATGAAGCATCGAATGATCATATGGTTTATCATCCTCGGCGCGGCGGCAATTGTCGCGAGTTCGCCCGGGTGTGATGACGGATACGGACGGACCGACGGTCGGCCCGCTCGCGTAGTGCGGAGGTAACGAAGGATGTTCGAGAATATGAACAACGAGGAATACGCGAAGTTGACGAGCCAGGAACGGGCGGAACATCTTATGCGGGCGTTCGCGGATTCAGTCGGGACTTATTGCCCTGATACTCACGAGGGTGGACCAGAGGACGAGGAATGTATCTCGTGTGCGTTTGACGGATTCGCACAGAAACACGAATCAGATTGTGAATACGAACGAGCTGTCGCGTGGAAAACACGCGATCACCTGCACACACTCTCCGTTCGCGGCGAATTGCCGGTGGTAGAGGACACCCGCGAGTCGATGGGCTGGATAAACGTAAAGAAATGCGACGAGTCGAGGTGCCTCAGCAAGGCCGACGCGGACATGATCAACAGCGTCTCGCACATCGCGTGTTACCTGTTCATGCAGGAACAACCGGAGGAACTGAAGTGGAGGCGTGATTGCGACGCATGGAACGCCGCGAATATCAAGGTCAAGGTTTGGGGTTGTTGCCCGGTGCACAACGTTGACAACGATCCTGAATGGACACTGGACGATGCTCTGGACTGGAACATGCACACGGCGCACCGCGTCAAGTCTCTTCGTGTCGAAGTCAACCAGGAATTCGGGGCAACTACTTTCACCGCTGATTCCGGGATGGGAAAGGCGTTAGAAACCGCGCGGGCAATG